TTCGGAACCATGATATATAGTTTAGTTCAACTTATATAATTAGAGGAAATTATGACAAAAAAGAAAAGTGAAAAGAAAGTTGTAGAAGAAGTAAAAATAGATATTCCACCAGAAGAAATGACACGCGAGGAAACAGAAGATAGTCCTCAGCAGATATGTGGCATTAAAATCTCTGGTGCTGATGAGATGATTTGCTATCTACAAAAGGATGACCAAGGTGGTAGGTATATTATTACCAACCCTGCTAACATCAAATATGTTCCTACAGAGGGAAAACAAGGACAATTCAAAATTGCATTTGTTCCACAGTCCCCTGCTAGTAAAGGTGTCCTATTTGTACCATATGGTCAATTAGAATACATTTATGACCCCAAGGAAGATTTGGTAAAAGAATGGTTGAATAAATTTACACACACGCAAACGACAGAGATGAAAACAAAACCGAAATTTACAGGATAATTTGCTTGACTTTTGATACACAATCGTGTATACTATCCTTTAAATGAAAAATCGGTTTTATTATGTCTAATTTTTATACTTATGCGTGGCAATATGGAAATTCTATCCTAACTCGTGGGGTTAGGAATGGGAAGCGTTTCACCGAAAAACATCCATTTCAACCTACCTTATATGTCAGAAGTAATGAAGCTTCTGAATTTACCAACATCGATGGTCATTATCTAAAACCAATTCAGTTTGGAGATAATGGCGACTGCAAAGAATTCCTAGACAAATACTCCAAGGTAGATAACTATCCTATTTACGGACAAACTGATTTAACATATCAGTATTTGTCTGCAATGTATCCAAACGATATTGAGTTTGACCTCAGTAAGATGAAGATTTATTCCATCGATATTGAGACAACAGCAGAACATGGATTCCCAGATACAGAGAATCCCATCGAAGAAGTTCTTCTTATTACAATCGTAGATAACTACACCAAAGAAATATTTACTTGGGGTTCTGGTGAATGGAAGCCAGGCGAAGAGACTAAAGACCTCCCTGTTACATACACTTATTGTTCCGATGAGTATGACTTGTTGGAAAAGTTTATGACTTGGTGGGCACAGGATTATCCAGACATAGTTACTGGATGGAACCTAGAATTATTTGATATGCCTTATTTGGTTGGAAGAATTGACCGAATGTTTGGCAACAACGCGAAGAACAATCTCAGTCCATATTCTATGACTAGGAAGAAAGTCATCAAGGGTCACAACAACCGCGAATTGTTGAAGGTTGATATGAAGGGTATCATTCAACTTGACTACATGGACTTATATAAAAAGTTTACTTACACTTTCCAAGAGAGTTATCGACTTGACTATATTGCCGAGGTAGAACTTGGTAAGAAGAAACTGGAGAGCGGGTTTGAAACTTTCCGAGAATTCTATGAGAACGATTGGAATCGATTTATTGATTATAATATTATCGATACGGTTCTGGTAGATGAACTTGAAGACAAGATGAAGTTTCTTGAACTGATTATCACGATGGGATATGACTGTAAATGTAATTACAATGATATCTTTTCATCTGTGAGAACTTGGGATTGCTTGTTATTTAATCACTTACTTGAAAAGAACATTATGATTCCTCAGAAGAAGGAACACTTCTCTAAGGGATTTGCTGGTGGTTATGTGCAAGACCCTAAATTGGGTAAGTACAAGTGGGTTGTATCAGTTGATGCGACTTCTCTGTATCCATCTATTATTATGCAACACAATCTGTCACCAGAGATGTTGGCAGAAGGACACAAACCTCTTGACTGTACGGTTGATAGTATTCTAGAAAGAAAACACTCAACCAAAAAGATGAAAGAGGCAGGATTGTCTATGGCAGCCAATGGTTATCTGTTTGCGAGAGATACACAAGGATTCATGGCAGAAATTACTCAGAAGTTTTTTGACGATAGACAGAAGTACAAGAAACTTATGAAGAAAGCAGAACAGGATTTTGAGGATACCAAGAATCCAGAACTCAAAAAAGATATTGCGAAGTTCAACAACTTCCAGATGGCAAGAAAGATTCAATTGAACTCTCTCTTTGGTGCGATAGGTAACAAGTGGTTCAGATATTTTGATGAACGCATTGCAGAGGCAATCACACTAACTGGTCAGTTAATCATTCGTGATACTGGTAAGGCAGTTGATGAGTTTCTAAACAAGTTTCTTGGTACAGAGGATGTTGAATATTCTTTCTATACTGATACTGATAGTTGTTATATTACTCTTGATAAGATGGTAGAACTCCACATGAAGGATAAGTCTCAAGAAGAGATAATTGATATCCTTGATAAGTTTACGGAAGATAAACTAGTGCCGGCAATCAATGGTCGCATGGCAGAGTTGGGTGATTACATGAATGTATTCCAACCCAAGATAGATTTCAAACGCGAGGCAATTGCCGATACAGGTATATGGGTTGCGAAGAAAAGATACGCTATGAATGTGTGGGACAACGAAGGTGTCCGATATAAGGAACCCAAACTTAAAGTGATGGGTCTGGAGATTGTAAGGTCTTCAACACCAGCACCAGTTCGTTCAAGTCTCAGAGAGGCAGTTGAGTTATGTTTGAACAAGGATGAAAAAGAATTACAGGATTTCGTTGAGAATACATGGCAGGCATTTAGTAAGATGCCTCCAGAAGAAATTGCCTTCCCACGCGGATGTAACAACATTGATAAGTATTCTTCACGCGAAACAGTTTACACTAAGGGAACTCCGATGCATGTTCGGGGTGCCTTGGTTTACAATCACTTGCTTAGGACTCAGAAACTAGAGAAGAAATATCAAACCATTCAAGATGGTGATAAGATTAAATTCCTCTATCTGAAAGAACCTAACCATGTGAGAGAAAATACCGTAGCGATGAATGGTCTAATGCCAAAAGAGTTTGACTTACATCGATACATTGATTATGAAACAATGTTTGAGAAAGCATTCATTGACCCATTGACTACTATAGTCACCAGTTTGGATTGGAAGACTAGACCAGTAGCAACATTGGAGTCGTTATTTTAGGAGTGAATATGAGCACATTAGATAAATTAAAAAAGAACTCAACGATAAAACATACAGAGGTTTTATCCAAGAGTAAATTTCTGAACAATAAAGATGTTGTACAGACAACCGTTCCCGCTTTGAATGTGGCGTTGAGTGGTAAATTGGATGGTGGACTTTCTACAGGTCTAACAGTTTTTGCTGGCCCATCTAAACATTTCAAGACTGCTTTTGCCATGTTATTGTCAAAATCTTATTTGGATAAATACGATGATGGAGTGGTGTTATTTTATGATTCTGAGTTCGGCGCTCCTCAAGGATATTTCGACAGTTTCGGCATAGACACAGACAGAGTTATTCATACTCCTGTCACAGACATTGAACAATTAAAACATGATGTCATGTCCCAACTCCAAGGTATCGAAAGAGGTGACCGTGTAATTATTATTGTTGACTCTGTAGGTAACCTTGCCTCGCGTAAAGAAGTTGAAGATGCGATAGATGGTAAGTCAGTTGCCGATATGACTCGTGCAAAACAAATGAAATCTCTATTTCGTATGATTACTCCTCACCTTACAATCAAAGATATTCCAGCGGTGGTTGTGAACCACACATATAAAGAAATCGGTTTGTTCCCCAAAGATGTAGTGTCTGGTGGAACTGGTGTTTATTATAGTGCTGACAATATCTTTATCATTGGTAGACAACAAGAGAAGGAAGGGAAGGAAGTTGTAGGATACAACTTTATTATTAATGTCGAGAAGTCAAGATTTGTACGCGAGAAATCAAGGATACCCATCGAAGTTACTTGGGAAGGTGGCATTAGCAAGTGGTCTGGTCTCATTGATATGGCTCTTGAGTCTGGTCATGTGGTCAAACCATCAAACGGATGGTATGCGAAATCTGGTGAAGACGATGCAAAGAAGGTCAGACTTAAAGATACATACAACAAAGACTTCTGGATTCCAATCCTTAGTGATAAAACTTTCATAAAGTGGATTGAAGAAAGATATTTGATGTCTGCTGATGCTATCATGCAGTCAGAAGTTAGTGAAGAGGATATCAAGGATGCCTACTCCGAAGTGTGATAAATGTGAGAAGAGCATCGACATGGAAAACGATGCTTGTATTGTTTTTAGACACGCGGATGGAGATGCGTATCTCTGTGAAGAATGTGTTGAAATAGTGAAGGAAGATTTTTATAATGAGATTAGAACAGACAATATTATCGAATCTGATACATAACGAAGATTATGTCAGACAATCAATTGCACATTTAAAAGCATCTTATTTTTTAGATGCTGAGTATCGTGAGGTATTCAAATGTGTGCGTGATTATGTTACGGCATATAATTCCCCACCACAAGCAAGCGCACTTAAAATTGCCTTACAAGATAACAGAAAAATTACTGAAGACCTCTATGAAAAATGTGAGGAACTTATCAACAGTCTCAGTCCGACTAATGAAGATGAAAGATGGTTGATTGACCAAACAGAAAAATTCTGTAAGGACAAGGCAGTTTACAATGCTATCATGCAATCTATTCAGATTATTGATGGACAGGATAAAACATATTCGGTAGATTCTTTGCCTTCCATATTGTCAGATGCTCTTAGTGTTGGTTTTGATAATAACATTGGTCACGATTATGTTGGTGACGCGGAAGCACGATTTGATTTCTATCATAGACACGAAGAAAAATTACCATTCGACTTAGAATATTTCAACAAGATTACTGAAGGTGGATTGATAAACAAGACACTCAATATTGCTCTTGCTGGTACAGGTGTGGGTAAATCTCTTTTCATGTGTCATGTGGGTGCATCTATGATTGCTCAAGGTAAGAATGTTTTGTATATCACATTAGAGATGGCAGAGGAAAGAATCGCTGAAAGAATCGATGCGAATATGATGGATGTTTCCATGCAAGATTTGAGAGACTTATCCAAGTCTATGTACACAGACCGTATTCAGAAAATCCAAAACAAAGTTGACGGTAGGTTGATTGTTAAAGAGTATCCTACTGCAACTGCTCATGCTGGACATTTCCGAGCACTTCTGGAAGAATTAAAACTGAAACAAAATTTCTATCCAGACATAATTTTTATTGACTATTTAAATATCTGTGTGAGTCAACGACTAAGGAATAATACTGGTGCAAACTCATATACCATAGTCAAGGCAATTGCTGAGGAACTAAGGGGACTGGCAGTAGAGTATGATTTACCAATAGTATCCGCAACCCAGACCACGCGAGGTGGTTTTAATAATAGTGATGTCGATTTGACAGACACCTCAGAGAGTTTTGGATTGCCTGCAACCGCAGACTTGATGTTTGCTCTTATAAGTACAGAAGAGTTAGAACAACAAGGTCATATGATGGTCAAACAATTGAAGAATAGATATAGTGACCCTACAAGAAACAAACGATTTATGATTGGTGTTGATAGGGCGAAGATGAGATTGTATGATTTAGAAGATGCTCAACAAAATCTGGTAGATTCTGGACAGGAAGATGACCAACCAGTATTTGATAAAGGAAATTTTGGTTCTCGTATGAACTTGAGTCAAATAAAAGTATAAATAGGCGTATGATTAGTAAAGTATTATTTGGTGTCATTTTAGCTGGTGGGTTTGTCGGGTACTTGTATTACACAAATACTCAGGCAGAACTTATCGAGCTTCGTGAATATAATATGGCAATGGAATTGCAAGTTGCTACACAAAATGAAACCATTGATAAGATGTCTAAACAATACGAAACACAAGCGAAAGCGCTTGGTGAGTTGACTTCAAAGAATGCTGATATTGAAGCAGAGATGACAAGATACCTTGACATTTTCCGCAGACATAATTTGGCGAAACTTGCTGCTGCTAAACCAGGCCTAATTGAACCAAGGGTGAATAATGCGACAAAAGATGTATTCGACAGCCTCGAAACTGATTCCAGTTTTGAGTTTGATGCTGATAATTAGTGGTTGTTCTTTAATACCAAAACAACCGCGTGAGGTAGAAATCAAAACCGTAGAGGTGCGTATACCTATACAGCATCCTGTGTACCCCCGACCAATCGATATGAAAGAACCAATGTGGTATGTCGTATCCGATAAAAACTTAGACGAATTTCTAGTCAAAATAGAAAAAGAGGCTGGACAGATGGTCTTTATGGCAATGTCTGTTCCAGATTATGAGCTCATGGCGTATAATCTCCAAGAGATTAAACGATTCGTGAAAGAAACCAAAGAAGTGATTGTGTATTACCGTACTGTTATGTCAGATGATGAAGAAAATATAGAGGAGAAATCTGACAATGGCAAAGGAAACGATTGACACAGGAACTAATAAGGTAGATGTTGATTTAGATAGATACACCGATTTAATTTTGAAACTTGACGAAGCGCAAGACAAAATTAGAGAGATGGAAAAAATTACAAAAGAACTGAAGATTACAACCAAGGCTGCACAACCAAGTACAAAATTCTCAATAGGTGCTTTGTTTAGAGATGAAAATGATATTAACGAAAAGTCCATTATAGGATTTGCATCATTCATTATGATGCTCGCGTTTGGTATTGTTGACTTAGTAACAGGATTTTGGGGACAGGATATCACAATATCTGATACAATCTACACTTCATTTGTAGTAGTTACATTGGGTGCTTTCGGAATTGCAGAAGCTGGTAAGGCATTCGGTAAACAATAACCCCTAACATAAGGAGAAAACAAGTAGTGAAAATTGCGGTTGGCATCGCATTAATAATCGCACTAGCAGGATGCGCTAGTGGACAGGGTGTAAAACCCACATTTAAGAACAATACAGAGGATACCCTAGTATACTGTGAAACCGTAGGTGGTTTTAAAGAGTGTAAAATGATGCACAAAGGTGACGCTGTACAGAGATTAAATCAGTTTTTATCTTCCCCAAGGGTAAGATTTTAAGTAACTTATTGATTTAATTGACAATTTAATTTCACTTTTTTTCGCTTTGGCCCTTGACATTTGGGTGAAAATATGAGATCATGATCATATAAATTAGAGAAGTGAGAGAATATGCAACAAGAAATTGAAAACCTAAAAGAACTGATTATAAATGACTATGAAAACTGGACATCTAGGTCTCTATCCTATTCCGATGACGGTAGGGCAGAACAAAGGGTCGCGGAATTCGCCTCTAATATAGAGGTCAAAGAAGGTCAGAAATATATTAAAATCATTTCTGATAGGTCTGTTTGGGGTTTCATCGTGAAGACTGAAACCGATAAATTATTTAAGAAGGGTGACATTTTGAAACCCGCTGGTTGGGCTGCCCCCGCTAGGAACAAACCTAGAGGCAATGTCTTTGAGATGTTGGATGGCAAAGGAACTGGTTGGGTAAGATGGACTGGCCCACAGTATTTGAGATAGGAGAGAGAGTATGAAAATGGAAGGTGATATAATTGCTGAAAAAGGATATCTCAAATCCCAGATAAATAAATGGGAAGAGATTGTTGATAAGATTGATTCTGCTGTTCGCAATGTGAATGACGAAACAAAGTCTATCAAATACAATGAGGTTCCTAGTAACATTTATTTGGCAGTCGAAGGGATTGCCGACACTTTGGGACTACAACTTAGTGCAGAAGAAAGTAAAGAACTGAAAGATGACCTTAAATGGAAAGTTAATGAAGTTCGTGAAGCAGTTAACGCTTTAGAGTCTGCCATATATGAGTTGTCAGAACCATTTACTGACATGAAAAGGTCTGCTGAAAATAAGAAAGATGATTTTGAGTATGAACTTGATGACTTAGAATGGGAACAAGAAAAACTTAAAGACGCTTCTTAGGCGAATACAGGATGCCTGCTAAAGTCTGTATAGGTTGATGACCGAACATCCGCGAGGGGAATGAAAACGCCCCTCTTCTTTTATATAATGGAGAAATTATGAACCAAAATGATATAGTATCGGTAATCACCCCCGCTGGTGAGTTTATCGGTAAACTTGCTTATGAAACAGACACGCGATTGAAATTAAATGACCCACGCATGTTAATTACAACAAATGAGGGCATGGGATTTGCTCGCGGAGTATGTCTTACAGGAGTGGAAAATGCTTCTGAGATGACATTTTATTCGGGTGGGATTGTTTTTGTTTCCCCAACCAATGAAGAAGTACAAAAATCTTATCGTAAATTTACAAGTGGAATTATAACATAATGGGTGATACAATATTAAAAGAAATATCAGAAGAGATAAGTAAATGGCCAGACGAAAAAGAACCAATGGCACGAAATATCTTGGATGCGTATAAGTTCATATATAGTATGCTTGACCCAGAAAGTTTTGGTCACGCGGTCTCAGCTGAGGTTCGTGATGGAGCAAGACAGGTTTTGGGAATGCCTAAAGTAGAACAAAATTTATATCAATATCAGAGTAAAGATGAGTGACGGAGACCCAAGACAATTAGAACTTTTTCTAGTAGAATCGGAAGAGGAGAACATCGTGGATGAACCCAAGTTTGCACCAGAAGAACTTGAAAACTCTAATCGCATATTTAAATCTGCTACACCAAAATATGATATTAGTTGGTATGTGAAATGGTTTTCATCTATATTAATATTAGTAGCACTTACAATCAGAGCTGCAGATTATCCACGCATATATGATATGTGGTTTGGATTTGTTGGTATGATTGGATGGACATATGTTGGTATTCTCTGGAAAGATAGAGCGATAATTATCATGAATGTTATTAGTTGCGCCCTTCTTCTCATAGGTTTACTCAGTCATTATAGGGGAAGTTTTTAATGCCAATTTATACAATAGAAAATACTGAGACAGGTGAAGTCTTTGATATCTTGCTTAAACTTGCAGATAGAGAAAGAGTTCTTCAGAGTAATCCACATTGGCGACAAGTTCCTACTGCACCAAATCTAAATTTTGGTGGTGTGGGAGATAGGGTAAAACCCGATGGTGGATTTAAAGATGTTTTATCAAAGATTGCTGATGCAAATCCAACATCTAAAATTGCTGATGATTATGGAAAAAAAGATAAAAAATCAGTTGCTATTCGTGACAGTATGAAACGAGTCAGAAAGAAATTGGGTTCTATTACAGACGGTTCATGATGTATAAATATACAGGTGCCAAAGGATTGGCACAACAATTCATGGACGAGAAGAGGAATTAATTATGACTCGCACCTTAAAGGTGGTCACATTGATAGTGACTATCTTGATGGTAGGATGTGCCACAGGTGGCACTCAATATTATGACGCGATACGACAGGCCGCGGAAGCACAGGCAAGAGTACAAGAAGCAAGATACGATGCACTTTCAAAAGTTGCAGCCTCTGGTGACTCTGGTGCCTCTACTGCCGCTGTAATGGCAATCGCAATGACTAGTGAAACACCAATTGTTCCTCAATTCATTGAAAGTGATGCTCTTAAATGGGCGCAAGTCATGGTTCCCTCTATGACTACTTTAGGTGGATTGTGGTTCCAGACAGATCTCGCTAAGACTCAATCAAATAATAGTAAAGCTATTCAAATGGCAAGTTTTGAATCTCAAGAAGCTATTCAGTTGGGTACGCAAGCAACATATGTAGGTCTTGCTGGACAATGGGCAAATGCTGGTCAGGCAAATTCTCAATATCTATTAGATATGGGACTTGCTGGATTCGATGCACTAAATATCGCTGGAGGACAAACCAAAGATGTAGCAATCGCTGGGTTTGATTCCTTAGAAGAGGTAAGTGTTAGTGGATTTACTCAAATAGGTACAACCGCAGTAGCTGGTTATACCCAATTGGGTACAGTTGCAACCGAAGGGTTCGATGCCCTAAACGCCATGTCTACCAATTATAACACAACAATACTTGGTATAAATGACGATTGGGCGGCAGAACTTAGACAGTTGCTAACTAATCCCTTAACGAATACAACAACAAGTACAACAACGACTAGTACAAATATACAATGTAACATAGTAAATAACGCTGTGGTTTGTTCTGAGATAGATTAGTAAAAAGTTGTATAAATACAGGGGACACAAAGTCCCCTTTTTT